CTATAAGTGGCTTAACTCCTTCTGAATATTATATTCAAGAATGGAAGGTACTTGAAGACCAACTAACAGCAAAGAAGTAATAAACACTTGACTCTCTTAGCAAGATGTGTTATATTATTATTACTATTATGAGGAGGGTATTCATGATAATACTAGAAACCGCTTATTATGCGTTTATGATTATGGTAGGTTGTATTTTTGGAACATACATCACGCCTATTATTGCCAATGAGATAATGATGGTGATTAATTGAAGATAGCGCAAATCTCCGACGTTCATATTCGGAAACTCAAATATCATAAAGAATATCGTGCGGTATTCGAGCAGCTTTATGAATCTCTGAGAAAAGAAAAACCAGACATAATTGTCAATACTGGCGATACCTTTCATACAAAGTTAGATCTCTCACCAGAGGCGATTCGTATGATGAGCGAGTTGTTTGAGAATTTATCTGACATTGCCCCGTATCATATGTTACTGGGTAACCACGATATGAATCTCAAAAACAATAGTCGCTTGGATGCCATCACTCCTATCGTGGAAAATCTGCAGCATCCGAATCTGAATTTTCACAAGTTCTCTGAGACCGTTTCGATAGCAGAGAACATTGATTTACATGTTCTCTCTATTGTTGATCCAGATAACTGGGTTAAAGATTTGCCTGCTGATAAGATAAATATCGCAGCATATCACGGATCCGTTGTGGGTTCTGTCACCGACACAGGTTGGACGATGACGCATGGTGACATTGATTTAGAGACATTGGAGAGGTTCGATTATGCTCTCTTGGGTGATATTCACAAAACAAACCAGACTGTCGATAGCGACGGAAGAGCAAGATACCCAGGTTCGTTAATCTGTCAAAACCACGGAGAGACAAACGATAAAGGTTATTTATTGTGGGAAATAGAAGGCAAGAACAAATTCTCTACCCGACACATTAAACTCACGAATCCAAAACCTTTTATTACAATCGAACTCACACCAAAAGGAAGACTGCCGTATAAGATAGACATTCCTTCTGGTGCTCGCTTGCGTTTAGTGTCGAATAATAACTTGCCTTTAAGTGTAATGAAGAAGGCAACCAACGCAGCAAAGCACAGGTTTAAACCAGAAGCGATTGCATTTTTGAATCGTGCTGCTGGTGAAAGAGGAAGTGTTGATGGGTTGACTGATTCGTTGGGCATTGCCAATCTACGTGATCCAGTTGTGCAGGAAGAATTGATTCGTGAATACCTGGAAGACTATCAAGTTGAAGAAGAATTAATGAAAACGGTATTAAAGCTTAATAAAAAATATAATACAATTGTTGAAGAAAAAGAAGAAATATCTAGAAATATTAATTGGAAACTGTGTTCTTTTGAATGGAACAACTTATTTAATTATGGAGAAGATAATAATATTGATTTTTCTCAGTTGTCAGGCGTGGTTGGAATCTTTGGAAAGAACTTTTCTGGGAAGAGTTCTATTATCGATGCTATTCTTTATACTCTCTTTAACTCAACATCGAAGAATGAAAGAAAAAACCTCAACGTCATCAATCAAAACAAAGACACAGGCTCAGGAAGAATAGAGATTGACATCGGTGATTCGACATATTTGATTGAGAGATATTCAGAGAAGTATGTTAAGAAGTTAAAAGGCGAAGAAACATTAGAGGCGAAAACAGAATTAAACTTCGAAAGTAAAAACAAAATCACAGGTACAGTTACAAACCTAAACGGACTGACTCGCAATGAAACCGATAAAAATATCAGGAGACACTTGGGCACTCTAGAAGATTTTCTAATGTCTTCTCTGGCTGCTCAGCACAGTTCGTTATCGTTTATTGACGAGGGTTCTACTCGTCGAAAGGAGATTGTTGCGAAGTTTCTAGACTTGGAAGTATTCGAAAAGAAATATAAATTAGCGAAAGAAGATAGTATTGATTATAAAGGCGCATTAAAAAGGCTTGAAGGGAAAGAATACGACGAAGAGATTAATCAAGCAATGGTTGATTTAGAAGATAACGAGACGAAAGTGGGAGAGCAAGAAACAGCATGTCGTTTATTGCAAGATTCGATAGAGCAAAAACAAACTGCAATAACTGAAATTGAAAAATCAATTGATTCAATTCCGACAAAGATAATCAACATCACAGCAGTCAAGAAGGAAATAGGAAAGAAAACAAATCAATGTATTGCTCTGAGTGAAACAAATTCATCTTTATCAACGGAGAAAGAGAAGAAAGAATGTTTGATCACAAAATCAGATGAGTTTTTAAATAATATTGATATTGAAGAATTACAGACAAAAGAGAAACACCTCAAATCAATACAAGAAACAGTCATCAAAAAAGTAAATGATATAACATCTTCAGAAGAAGAGTTGGACAGAAATAAACTTAAAGCAAAATTGTTGGATAATATTCCTTGTGGAACTCAGCATCCATCGTGTAAGTTTATTAAGGATGCTCACGTAGCAGTGGCGAACATCCCAGAGACAGAATCTGAAATTCAAGATATGTATTATTTATTGGATTCTCTACAGGTAGAGCTACAGAGTGATTCGACAAAGATAATTTATGATATTATTGATAAATACGAAAAGATAAAAATTCGAAAACAAGAACTTACAACAGAAATATCAGATATTAAATTAAAAATAGAAAAGAACAATCTTTCTTCCGAGCGATTACAAAATGAATTAAAACATCTAGAAGGTGACGCTGCAGCATACGACGAGAATAAAGAGGCAATTGAAAATCTTGAACATTTAATTAAAGATAAAAATAGCTTGATTAAGCAAAAGGAAAAAGAACAGCTAGAAATAGAGATATGCCAAGAAGAAGTTTTAGAATTATACAAAACTCACGGTTCTCGTGAACAGAAGTTAAAATCTTTACAAGAAGAAAAAGAAGAATATAACACTCTCAGAGAAGAATATTCAGCGTATGATTTGTATATGCGATGCATGCATTCCAGCGGTATTGCTTATGATATTATCAAAAAGAAACTTCCCGTCATCAATCAAGAGATTGCGAAGGTGCTAGCGAATATTGTTGAGTTTGAAGTCTTTTTTGAAGACAATGGACGGAAGTTTGATATTTTTATCAAGCATCCAAATCACGATCCTCGTCCAATTGAAATGGCATCAGGAGCAGAGAAGTCGCTAGCGGCAATGGCGATTCGACTTTCATTGTTGAGTATTTCTTCATTGCCGAAAGGAGATTTATTCATCCTTGATGAACCGGGAACTGCTCTTGACGAAGATAATATGGATGGATTTGTGCGAATTTTAGAACTAGTTAAAATGTATTTCAAAAATGTCTTACTTATTTCGCATCTTGACAGTCTCAAAGATTCTGTCGATATGCAGGTTATTATTGAAAAGAAAGATGGATATGCATATGTTTGCCAATAAAAAAAAAGAAAAATCAAAACAATTCATTATTCTTCCATATGAATCAGAAAGAGCGATAATAGATAATAGAGTTGAAAATAAACATCCAAAAGAATTAATCATGGATGATATTTATAAATTTTTAGATTATGTTTATGAAATGGAAATGGTGGTAGAAAATATTCGGAACTATTTACCTGATGACGACTATTTGCAAAAACAACTGGAAAAGTTAGATAGCATGAAAGTCACATTAATTTCAGAAAAGGATTTACAGAAGAAATGAAAATCACAAAGAAACAATTTAAACAACTTATTAAAGAAGAGCTACTGAAGGAGGACGATTGGTATGATCTTGAAACGGATACCCCACCTTCTCACGTTCAAGATTCTCCTGAAACAGCTATCACTGATGTTGAGGCGGAACGTGCGCTTATGGGCGCTATTGATTCTTTGACAGCCCTAGAATATTCTCGTGAAGATATTATGGATTTGGTAACCGATTTGGTTGATACATCATCCCAAGGCAAGCCAGAAGATCCAGATGCTGAGTGGATGGATGCTGAATTCAGCGATCGCCAAGATCATTGGCCACCCGATAAAGACGAAGAGGAAGAAGAAGCAGCCCTCAATCTTAAGACTCCCACACGCCAGGACATCGCTCGTCTTAAACGCAGTAGTGATGTGTATTCTGGTAAAACAAAACCATTCAAAAGCCCCGGCGATTTTCGCAAATGAAAATTACAAAAACTAGAATGAAGCAAATAATTAAAGAAGAAGTGGTTCGCTCGTTGAACGAAGCGGTATACATGGCGCCGGAAGAATTAGAGAGACATCCACATACTGATGGACCCACTATTCCAGAGCCAGGTACGGATACTACTGAACACGGTGTGACTGCTGCAGATAGTGAGATTGCTGATGAGATAGCGGCAGAAGAAAAAGACAACGTAGATAAACTTGTTGATGACTTCAGAAAGTTTTTGGATGAAAATCCACATCCTTTAAAGGAGAAGATTCGAAAAGTTAAAGGTGGATATAAAGTCTATCCAAAAGGCGGGGGAGAGGCTTTATCTAAAAAACCCAAATCAAAGAAAGCCGCACAAAAACAATTAGCGGCAGTAGAAATTTCAAAAGCAAAAAAAGGTAAAAAATGATGAGTATGATTAAAGGTAAAATTGACAAGGTGCTTGAAAAAGCAATCTCGCGAAAGCTTTTAGTGTGGATTACAGCGACAGGATTAATGCTTACGGCAAATCTTGAGTCTGCTGATTGGGTTATTATTTCCGGTTTATATCTTGGTGGCCAAGGTGTCATCGATGCAATAGCCAAACTTAAAGGTGCCTAATGAATGTAGTGACAATACTACAGTTTGCTAAGAAAAACTGGAAAGAGATTTTAATCGTAATTTGCCTATTATTAGTAATAGGCAAAATGCGTTATGATTACAGCCAACTTGAAAGCGCATACGTAACAACGCAAGAAAGTTTGCAAAATCAAATCGCTGGACTTCAAGAGATTCACAAGGAAGAATTGGAGAAGCGAGAAGCTGCGTTGGAAGAATATGAAGCACGCCTTGGGGAGATTGAAGTTCGCTATGAGGTGAGTCGGGAAGAGTTAGAAGTTTTAAAGAATAACAAAGAGAAAGAATACATTAGACAATTTACAGGCAATCCTGAATTGTTTATTGAGAATATAGAAACAGTATTTGGGTTTAAATATGTTGAGTAACTTATTGATATTATTGATGTTATCGACAGCGTATGCTGACGAGGGTAAGTTTACTCTATTGGGAGAAAACGAACCAGCACCCTTTGAGGGTGTTTTGTTTGATCCAACCGCAACATCAAAGATTCTCTCTGAATATTCTACTGTTGATATGAATTGTGATATAGAGGTAGAATATCAATTGGATATACAAGGAACAGAATTTAAGTTACAATTAGACACCGCTGCGATTCGATATCAATCATTAGCAGCAGAACACAAATTAATGGTTGAACAGAAAGATTTGGAGATTGTTAAACTGCAAGAGACGATTAAGAAGCAATCACCTTTAAATAAATGGTGGTGGTATGCTGGTGGAATTGCTAGCGGTGTTGTGATTACTTATGGAGCATACAGAGCATTCGATGGCAAAAGATAACCCAAATCACATTGCTGCAGTTGAACAAGCAATCACAGAGAAATATGGGAAAGAGACAATCCAAAACCCTAAAGCAAATTGGGACGAGACTAAAGAAAAAGAATACCTTCAGCAGATGAAAGACTTTTATGAGAAATCAAAACGGTTTGAGGGGTTTCAAGAAAAAGTTGACATTAATGGTATAAAGGTTTCAAAAAAACTACTTAATAGAGACTCTTTAAAATGTTGTGCTGTTTGTGATTCGTTCGCAAAGAAATCAATGGATGATGTTTGTCTCGTAAAATTTGATTGTTGTTATAATTGCTATATACAATATGTAGAAGATAGAGAAGAGAGATGGCTAAAAGGATGGAGACCAAATGAAGATAACTAAAAATGATTTAAAGAGAATAATTCTTGAAACTTTAAATGAGGTAGAGGTTGAAGGTGACCCCACACAACTTAAGGCTCGCTCTATGGGAGCAAGCGAATTTACACGTTCTGGAATGGAAGCCAGAAAAGGCGCCTCCGCAGAATTAACCAACAGTGAACAAGGTATTATTGATCAAGTTGATGAATTTTTGCTTAATCTTGCCAAACAACAAGGTGTCGATCTTAATAATAGTAGAGCATTAATACGGCAAGTAATGAAACTTCTACAAAACAGGCTTGGATCTGCAAAGGAGAATAAGGGATAATGGCTAAGAAAAAAGAATCAGTTTCAGTTTTAGATGTAGTGCGAGGATTGTCGCAAGCAGCGGCAAACGCACACGATGGCGCATATGACGACGAAGGAAAGCTTCGTGAGGTTGGTTTGCGCCGAGAAGAGGGTGATGCTTTACTAGATGAGAGAGTGATTGATGGATTTAGTATTAAGTTTATGGGCCCAATTCTCTGTATCAATTATCATACGCCGGTTAAGTTGAAAGAAGTGTATGCTGCTGGGTTTGAGTCAGAAATGGATCAAACGATGGCTGATATCTCTTCTTTTCTTAAAAAAGAATACCGCAAGGTTACTGGCAAGTCCGTCTCTTTAACCAAAGAAGGCGAGATTGATGTTCGTGTTGAAAACACATCTCGTGTACGTTCATGGGCAGTTGCTTATCAGATGTATAAAATTGGTGGTATTGATGAAGTTACAGTCATAGATGAAGCTTCTGAAGACAGACTGGAGAAAAGTTGGAAAACTTTCCTTGATCTCGGCGGCTGGAAAGGCAAGCGCCCAAAGAACGATACTCGAAAGAAAGGCTCTGAAGTAGAGAAATGAGTAGATGGGGTAAACCAAGAAAGAATAAGAAATTTATCGATCCACGATATTTTTTAGATGAAACCGCACATCGCGATGAAATAAATGAAATCTTCGGGTGGTCAGCTGAAGAAAAGATAATGAAACTGGAAAACGATTGGACTGAGAAAATGGGTCGCGTCAACAGCGTCAAGATAGATGGAGACCCCCTAGGAATGCCTGGTACAATAACAATTGTTCCCCCCACAGTCAAGGGCGACACCGGTGATTCGTGGGCAACCGCTTTGGCGATATATAGCCTTTTTGGGTTAGACTCTAAAAAAGGACACAAATACGCTAAAAAAACAGGCGATGCGGCTGCGGCGACATTATATGATAGTCTGAACAAGAGAATAAACTCAGACGGTCTGAACGGCATCACTACTCTGGACCAATGGGAAAAGCTAACAGCAGCAAAAAGAGAAAAAGACGAAGAACAGAGTTCCAGAGAATACGAGGCCGAATTGGACAAAAGAGAGAAAGCTCAAAAACAAAAATACCAGCAAGATCGGGAGGCTGAAGAAGCCCAAAGAGCTGAATTGATTCGCCAACTTGCCCGATACGGCGAGAGTGGGGAGCACGTAGAAAATGCAAGCACTAAATACTTAAAAGACCTTTTGCATAATCGCAAAGACCTCGCTGACAGCCAAGAACGCGTCCGCCAAAACCGTCGCAGATACCGCCCTTGAAGCCACACAAAAATGAATGAGTTTTCAACTAGACAATACAAAGAAAGAGAATATCTAAGGCAACAGAGAAAGAGGAAGAAAAGAAATGAGTAGATGGGGTAAACCAAGAAAGAATAAGAAATTTATCGATCCACGATATTTTATGGATGAGAAGACTCTCCAAGAGGGAAACGTTTTGGGTGTTAAATGGAACACACCCAAGGCAAAAGAAAAAGTTGCTACCTTGCTTAACTTGCTTGAGACGGATGTTGATCAAATAATAAAATGGGATCCGGTAGTCGAAGGGGATGGGGTTTTTGTATCTGAAGGCACAGAAGTTATTCTTGACGACGCAACCCTCTGGCCAGGTCACGGCGCACAAGATTCCGGCGCCAAACGGTTTCGCGCTGTTATGGTAGAACATCATCAGATGCCCGATGGTGGTACTCACTGGGGAGACATGAAAGAATATTGGATTGTTAAAAATTCACCCTCTACTGCGACATCAGAATATTAAAATGATTAATGAGTTACAAACTAACAAAAAAACAGAGAATAAAAGAGATATTAAAGTGCGGTAAGGATCCTGCGTACTTTCTAACAAACTTCGCCCGTATATCACATCCGTTACACGGGCTTATTTTATTTGATACATTTGACTATCAAGATGAGTTGTTAAAGGAATTCAATGACTATCGTTTTAATGTCGTATTGAAAGCACGACAGTTAGGAATCTCAACAATTACAGCAGGTTATATCGTATGGATGATGTTGTTCCATCGCGATAAGTCTATTCTTGTTATGGCAACAAAGTTTGCGACAGCAGGAAACCTCGTTAAAAAAGTGAAAGGCATTATGCGCAATCTCCCTGATTGGCTGAAGATTGCAACTATTGACGTAGATAATAGAACATCGTTTGAACTTTCAAACGGTTCATCTATTAAAGCAGCTTCTACTTCCGGCGATGCTGGTCGCTCAGAGGCGTTGTCTCTTCTGGTTCTCGATGAGGCTGCACATATTGAAAACCTTGAAGAGCTATGGACAGGTTTGTATCCGACGCTTTCAACTGGTGGGCGTTGTATTGCAATTAGCACCCCAAATGGCGTTGGTAACTGGTTCCATAAAACCTGCACAGATTCGGAATCAGGCGCCAATAACTTTAATCTCACTAGTTTGATGTGGGATGCACACCCTGAAAGAGATGAAGAGTGGTATAAGAAAGAAACTAAAAACATGTCAAAACGCCAGATTGCACAGGAGTTGATGTGCAACTTTAATACATCAGGTGAGACTGTTATTGATCCTGATGATATGGAATGGTTATTGTTTCAATGTAAGGAACCTAAATATCGCACAGGATTTGATCGTAATTTTTGGATATGGGAAGAGTATGATCCATCTTGCAATTATTTGATGGTTGCCGATGTTGCTCGTGGTGATGGCGCAGATTTTTCAACTTTCCAGATGATTAAGCTGGAAACTCTAGAGTGCATTGGGGAGTATCAAGGCAAACCAACAATAGATATGTATGCTAATATGCTCAATCAGGTTGGTAGAGAGTTTGGAAATGCGATGGCGGTTGTTGAGAATAACAATATTGGATATTCAGTATTGGATAAGTTGACAGAATATCAATATCCCAACTTATATTATTCTATTAAAAGCACACACGAATATATTGAACAACATCAAGCAGAATACAAAACATCTGCTGTGCCTGGTTTTACGACATCTCAGAAAACACGCCCTCTCATCATTGCGAAATTAGAGGAGTTTATCAGAAACAAACTAATTAAGATATATTCTTCTCGGACTGTGAATGAAATGAAAACTTTTATTTGGCGGAACGGAAGACCTCAAGCAATGAAAGGATACAATGATGATTTAATTTTAGCATTAGCTATAGCTTGTTGGGTTAGAGATACCGCGCTTCAAACAAGCGCTAGAGACTTAAATTACCAGAAAGCATTTGTAGATGCCATCATTACAACAAGCACGACATTTAATACAAAAATAAATGGACAAGAGGGATACAAAAAAGATAACATTCTTGATAAAATAACAGAAGCAAAAGATTTATACAGTCAGTATAAATGGATTATAAAGTGAGATACTAAATGCCACCTAGAGGAAAAAACCCACATAACCCCCAATCGGACTTGTTTAAAGCGTTAACTCGTCTTTTTTCTGGTCCTATTATTAATTACCGTTCACAATCAGGACGCAGAATAAGAAGACAACATTTAGATAAGTTTTCTTCTCGATTTAAAACCACTTCTGGACAACAGTTTAAGAAGACGTTACACAACCCCCTGGACGTTATCGCGTCCAATGCGATAGCTAATCAGCGACGTTCTGAAAGATATATTGATTTTGATCAAATGGAATACACTCCAGAGATTGCTTCCACGTTGGACATCTACGCAGACGAAATGTCAACATATTCAGATCTTCGTCCAATGTTAAACATCAAGTGTCCTAATGAAGAACTCAAAGCAGTTCTAGATGTTTTATATAGCAATGTTCTGAATCTTGAATACAATCTATTTGGCTGGTGCCGCACGATGTGCAAGTATGGCGACTTCTTTTTATATTTGGACATTGATGAGAATTACGGTATTAAGTCAGTGATTGCTCTTCCTCCACAAGAAGTTGAAAGATTAGAAGGAATGGACAGCACCAATCCCAATTATGTTCAGTATCAATGGAATTCTGCCGGAATGACTTTTGAAAATTGGCAAGTATCTCATTTTCGTATTTTAGGTAATGATAAATATGTACCATACGGTACTTCGATTTTAGAACCTGCTCGTCGTATTTGGCGTCAACTAACATTGATGGAAGATGCAATGATGGCTTATCGTGTTATTCGTTCTTCTGAACGTCGTGTGTTTAAGATTGACGTTGGGGCTATTCCTCCGCAAGATGTTGAGCAATATATGGAGAAAGTTGTATCGCAACTTAAACGACATTCTGTTGTGGATCCATCTACTGGACGTATTGATTTACGTTACAATCCAATGAGCATCGAAGAGGACTATTATATTCCAGTTCGTGCTGGTTCTCAAACAGAGATTACATCACTTGCTGGCGCACAAAATATCACACAAATCGATGATATTAAATACCTCAGAGACAAACTGTTTTCTGCTCTTAAAGTCCCGCAATCATATCTGACGATGGGCGAAGGCGCAGAAGAAGATAAGACAACATTGGCTCAAAAAGACATTCGTTTTGCGAGAACAATTCAGAGATTACAAAGAGTGGTTATTTCTGAGTTGACAAAGATAGGTATCGTTCATCTTTATACTCTTGGTTTCAGAGGAGATGATTTGTTATCATTCAAATTGAGTCTCAACAATCCATCAAAGATTGCAGAACTTCAAGAACTTGAATGGTGGAAGACAAAATTTGACACAGCAGCCGGCGCAACTGAAGGATATTTCTCTCGTCGTTGGGTCTCTGAGCATTTATTTGGCATGTCTCACGAAGAGTTTATTCGTAATCAAAGAGAAATGTATTACGATCGTAAACAAGATGCCGCTCTTCAAGCTGTCGCTGAAGCTGCAGCGGGAGAAGCTGCCGGCGGCATGGGTGGCTTAGGTGGAGAATTAGGTGGAGAGTTAGGCGGAGATCTCGGTGGAGAATTAGGCGGAGATCTCGGCGGTCCAGAGGAAATGCCGGCAGCGGAAGCAGGAGGGGAAGCAGCAGAGGCGTTGGGTGGAGAAGATGAATCTTCACTTCTAGCGATACCACCAGGATCGCGAAAGGCTCCACGACTTTCACCAGTAGCTAGAAAAGAACCTAGAATTAACAAAGGCCCAAACAGCCACAGCGGTAGGGTATATAATCCTAAAAACGTAGATAGAAGAAATGCTGGCGCCCGCAAGCGTTCGAATGCTGCTAAGTATTCTAGAGAGAAAGGTAGCAATACAATTCGCAATGTAGTGCCCGGTTACAGGGATATTCAGTCATTAGTTAAAATGGATGGCATTGGAAGTGGTATTTACGAGGAAGACCAGTCTATTTATAACTTGAGAGAACAAACAGAAGAAGATAAATTGTTTACAGTTGATAATTCTGTACGTGATCTCTTGCAAGAATTAGAAAATAAGAACACAATAACGGAGCAAGAAAATGAAAATACGACACAACAAGAAACGTAATACAGCATTTGTATATGAAGCCCTTGTTAAAGAAGCTACTGTTGCAATCTTAAAGAATGACATAGAGAAGCGAGACAAAGCAATCAAGATAATCAGGAAACATTTCAAACCTGGAAGTGTATTGAGAAAAGATTTAGATTGTTATCGCTCATTATATGAAAACCAAAACCTTGATAGATTAACAGCAGAGAAGATTTTGAAGGAAGTGAAGCTTCAAAACAGACTCATTGATTCAACAGGGTTGTTTAGACAGCAGACAAAATTAGTTCACGATGTTAATAAAGAAGTATCTCCTTCTGTTTTTAAGAACTTTGTCCCAAACTACAAATCCTTAGCAACCATTATGCAGATATTTTCAGATAAAATCTCACCAAAAGATCAAGTTATTTTAGAGAATGAGATTGTTCAGCGAATGCTTGTTGAGTCGAAAGAAGCTCAACACACAGAACAAATTGATAGTTTGGTTTATAAGACATTTGCTGCTAAGTTTAACGAGAGGTATGATAGTAATCTTTTGAAAGAACAGAAAGAACTATTGAATTATTATGTTTCTTCTTTTGCTGATAACGGCTTAGAACTCAAAATATTCATGAATGAAGAGATAAGTAGACTGAAACAGCAACTTGAGAAAGGAAAGAATATTGCTGAGATTAAAGAAGACAACGAGATGCTCAATAAAACACAAAAGGTTATTGAGCGTTTAAATTCTTTCGCAAAGGAAGATATAACCGATGATGTGCTTTTAACTGTTATGAAGACACAGAAACTTGTGAAGGAAATGTATAACGATGCCAATAACGATTAAAGTCGGTAAACCTACTTCAGCAACAGTTAGATTAGAACTGAATGTCCGCAAGAGTATGTCTGGAGATTTGATGATTTTCGATCATGGCGACATTGATATCGTTTTATCTACCGCTAAAAATAAAATCACCACATTCCCGAAAGAGTCAATGTCTGATTTGGTTTACGGAGCGCAAAATAGACTGTTCAGTTTCCTTCATAAAAAGGGAATCGTTATTCCTGAATCTGTGCAAGCGGGTTCAATATGTGGCTCTATTGAGGCAGAGATGGAGCAAGGAGCAACAGAAAAACTAAGTACGCCCAAGATGGCGCTCATAAATATTTCTAACTTTATCGATGAAGAGCGCCCATACTTCGAAGCAACCGAAGCAATCATTTCCATGGACGACGAAGAACTCCTACACCCCGACAAAGAAGACTCCACCGAGCTTGGAGATGTCCCACAGAAAGTTGAACAAGGTTCAATTCGAAAAGGATATGTTAGAGATCCTTATGCGTTGAACTATTTGTATACAATTTAGGAGTGCTTGTTATATCTGAAATGAAAATGATATTAGAAAGGTGGGATGGGTTTTTACAAGAACAGTTTGACGCCTGTGATTCGCCATTTAAGGTGGGCGATTTAATGTTGGCGACGGATGTTGCAAAAATTTTGGATGATCAAGAAAAATTAAACGCACGAGGGCAACAAATTGCGAATAGTCCCTGGCGCCAAAGATGGCAAAATGCCAAAAAGCTAGCTGTTCCATTGGCAAAACTAGGTTTCGGCGCCGCCGCGACTGCCGCGACCGGCGGCGCCGCTGCCGTGGTTGCTCCCATCTCTCTTGCCATTATGGCCGACGACGCGTCCGATCTTATGGGGCAGATGTTTGTTTTGGGTAGCAAAAACGAAGAAAATAATGCATATAGAGAATTTTTGGAAACTTTTTGTGTGGATCAGTCAACACTAGATCTAATTGAAGATAAATTTCAAAAGCAATATATAGAAAAGGCCGGCATCGTAGACCAACTAAAGAGCTTTTTTCAAAATGCTAATCCCGACTCTCCATTACCCGATATAACGAATCACTTAGTAGATTGGCTAAATAAAGAATCTGCTTATGCGCAGAGTGATGACACCCAACTACAAAAGACTTAATAATGGAACTATTATATTTTATATTAGCTGCAGCAGGGCTTACACAAATATTAGTGTATGGCAGTATATTTGATAGTATCCGTCCGACAGAAGGCAAACTTGG